GCAACATTTTGAAAATATTTTTTTGCTTCAAGTTTGATAGTAAGAGTTGAATTTTTTGGTAATATCACTATCGTGAATAAGATATCTTAAAGGTATGTTTAAAATCTGCTCGGCTTCATCCAAATACTTTTGATTTATCCTTGAGATGACAACAACAGAACCTACTGGATAAGCAAGTTGAGATACAATATACTTATGCATCTCTTTTTGAGAACCTAAAGTTGTTATGACATCATCTATCATTAGAACTCTATCATTTTTCTGAGGATTATATCCTACAATAGATCCTTTTTCTCCATGATCCTTTTCTTCTTTACGAATATATCCCATTTTTATTGACTTAAATGGAAATCTTGCATTATATTCAAGAGCCACTGCGGTTGCAAGAGTTATTCCTTTATATGCTGATGTAAAGATAACATTAAAGTCAATATCTCTAATTGCATTAACCATCCAAAAGGCTAAACGAGATAAATCATCAGGACTATATACATTTCCAAAGTCATAGATATAATCAGAAAAGTCTCCATTTTTAAGTTTAACTGTACCTAATTTTAGAATGTTTGTTTTATATATGAATGATACTATCTCATTTTTATTCATAGTTAATCTCCTATATCAACGCCTTCAAATCTATTCTTTTTATTCTTTCTCAAGTTTCGTTCAAATTTAGCCTGTATCTGTGATGAGTCAACAAGAACTGCTGGAGTTGAAGTTGATAAATTCATTTCATTCTGAGATAAATCGTAAAACAACTGTTGCTCAAATTCACATCCAAGAATAAATTTTGGCTTATATTGCATTTGTCTAAATCTATTTTTAAGTTGCTTAAAAATAATTTGTCCTATTGCATCAGTTTCTTCATTTCTCATTGCAGCAAAAAGAAGATCAACAACACCAGGAATTCCTATCGAGTTGCTTATCAAAATTCCATCACCATAGAAGAGATGATCATCTGAAACTTCTATGTCGATCATCTCTTCTTCATTTAAAATTTCTATACTTACTATTTCATCATTAAAGTTCATTTAGACCTCTCTTCAATGCCCAATATCGTTGGTGACTTTTTCGCATTTTCTCTTTTGTTTCTTCCGAATGAGTTTTACCATAAAAACCATTTCTTTCTCCGCATATGTTTTTCGGACATATTTTTCCTATGCTCTTCTGATTGCCACATCTTCTTGGAAGATTCACTAATTTGATGTTTTGTTTTTTCTGAATGAGTATAATGATTTCCGAAGTTCGGATTATTCGATCCTTTATTTTGTTCTGAAATTTGTGCTCTTCTTTTTTCTGAAATAGTTCTACCTTTACTATTTTGTGAAATAAGGTTTTTAACTTCTTGAGAATGATGTTTACCATACATACGATTGTTTGACCCAGAATTTATTTCAGAAAGATATCTCTTTGTTTCTTCTGAATGCTTTTTACCTCGGTTCTTTTCACCAATTTTTTTACGAGTTTCTTCTGAACATGGTAATCCTCCGATTCCCACCCATTGGCCCAGGTTGGCAGGTTTTGTTTAACCATCGTTTGTCCTTAACTACTCTAAGTCTTCGAAGAACTTTGGATTCCCATATAGTAGTTTCTTTTTTAGTTTGAAAAGTTCTTCTAACTTGAACTATATTAGGTTCGCCGTGTTCCTCGCGGAACTTTTTTACATGACGAGATGAAGTGAAATAAGAAGTCCATAAATCATCAGGATGACATTTACGAGCATAACGAGAACCATAATACCAGATGTTAAGATGAGACCATCCGAATGAGATAGGTGAAAGGGGTATAAATACTTTTAGGCATGATCGCCTCCGAGATAGGTGATTGTGATTATGGTATGGGGTGATTGGCGTCACCCCATACTTGTATTTATGCCACATTAA